TCGAAACATAATGACCCTTGCGTTTTTCGCGCTGGTCGAAAATATATTCGAAATACTGGTCCATTCGGCTTTGCCAATCATCTTGGATTTCTGGGTTGACGATACCACATTCAACCCCATTCAAGCAAGATTGCATGGTTGCATGTGGATCAGACGCCAAAAACATCATGCGATTGATGTGATAAAACGACCCCTCATGAACCCGATTATAAACATCGATTGGGTCAATTTCCTTCCCCAGCGCGACCGCATAAACACAACTTTCCGACATGTGACTTGTGTGGATCGTTTCCGCGTTAATCATCAGCGAATACATATCGACATCACGATCAAGAACCATGTCGCCAAGAATGTCCCTAAGTTCGCCGACCAATGCATGGGTCGTCAATGGGTGCGGTTTGAACCAGAGATTGCCGTCGTATTTGTCCCGCAAATAACACAACTTGTTCAGACAAATCGTGTCTTTTAACTTGTTCGATCCCACCGGAACAATCAAATGATCACGCGGTTCGATGACATGCTGTTTGATGTGCTTGTATTTGTTTGACGCCCCTTTGACCGCTTTATCGCGTAAATATCCCATAAAGTCATATTTATCAACGTCCGACGAAAGATAAGCGTGTTCCATCTGCGCAATCCGTAATTCTTGCTGCAATGGGTTCATCGAAAAGCAATGCGCCCACTCAGTGTATTGGATCGTTTTGAAATACGTTAATTCGTTCGCCACGACATCATATGCGTGTTCGATCCGGTATTTCTTTGCTAGTTTCAGAAAGTATCGTTCGCATTCTTTGAGGTGATGCAATGACGACGACTTTTCGATGTCGCCAATGCGTTCCTTTATGCTTTTACGGTTAAACATCTCCACCCTAATGTTCCCCTTTATGCTGGATTATAAAAACTTGTTGTCCTTAACGTGTTGAAGGTTGTCGTTGTGCTTCGCGTCGTGCTGAACGTCGTCGTGAAGGTTGATGACGTGCTGAACGTCGTTGTGAACGTTGTTGTCGTTGTGTTTGACGTGTTGAACGTTGTTGTTGTGCTGCGCGTTGTATTGAACGTCGTGGTTGTTGTGTGACTTGTTGCAAACGTGGTCGTTGTACTTTGGGACGTGCTGAATGTTGTTGTGAAAGTCGTGGTTGTCGTCTGACTTGTTGCGAACGTCGTTGTCGTACTTTGGGATGTGCTGAATGTCGTCGTTGTTGTTTTCGACGTGTTGAATGTTGTCGTGAATGTCGTCGTTGTAGACTGCGATGTGTTAAACGTCGTGGTTGTCGAACGTGACGTGTTGAAGGTCGTCGTTGTCGACCTCGATGTGTTGAACGTCGTCGTTGTCGAACGGCTTGTGCTACGCGAGGTGTTGAATGTCGTCGTCGTGCTACGGGTCGTGTTGAACGTTGTAGTCGTCGAACGACTTGTGCTGAACGTTGTCGTGGTTGTTCTGCTAGTCGAATATGTTGTCGTTGTGCTGCGCGTTGTACTGCGTGACGTGTTGAACGTCGTCGTTGTCGACCGCGATGTGTTGAACGTGGTGGTCGTCGAACGGCTTGTGCTGAACGTTGTGGTCGTCGACTTGCTTGTTGAATACGTCGTTGTCGTCGAACGTGTGGTGCTGCGCGACGTGCTGAACGTGGTTGTTGTGTTGAACGTCGTTGTCGTTGAACGTGAAGTCGATTGTGAAGTGTTCGCCACATAATTGACCGCCATATAACCGGTCGCAACATAATTCTGAAACAACGTGTTAAACGTTGTGGTTGTCGAATTGCTTGTTGACGTCGAACGGGTTGTGTTGAACGTCGTTGTAAACGTGGTTGTCGTGGTTCTAGACGTGTTGAATGTCGTTGTGGTCGACCGTGACGTGTTGAACGTCGTCGTTGTCGAACGGCTTGTGCTGAACGTCGTTGTCGTGCTTTTTGACGTGCTGAATGTTGTCGTGAATGTTGTTGTTGTACTGTTAGACGTGTTGAACGTTGTCGTGGTTGATTGCGTTGTGTTGAACGTGGTCGTTGTCGTCGCGCTAGTTGAAAATGTGGTCGTGGTGCTTTTAGACGTGCTGAACGTAGTCGTAAACGTCGTTGTTGTAGTTTGACTTGTTGCAAACGTGGTCGTTGTTGTTTGACTTGTTGCAAACGTTGTTGTCGTGGTTTTGCTAGTCGCAAACGTGGTCGTTGTTGTCTGCGACGTGCTGCGCGACGTCTGAAAAGTCGTCGTCGTACTGCGTGATGTGTTGAATGTCGTTGTGGTCGACCGCGTTGTGTTGAACGTCGTGGTCGTGCTTTGTGACGTACTGCGCGACGTGTTGAATGTCGTCGTCGTACTACGGGTCGTGTTGAACGTTGTTGTCGTCGAACGTGAAGTCGAAAACGTGGTCGTGGTTGAACGCGACGTTGAATAAGTCGTTGTCGTCGACTGTGACGTTGAACGGCTTGTGTTGAACGTGGTTGTGGTGCTGCGTGACGTGTTGAACGTCGTTGTGGTTGAACGATTGGTCGAAACCGAAGTCGCCCATTCCTTCTTTTCTTGGAACCCGATCTGTTGCATCGCGGCCCCCTACGCAAAGTCACCAAGATAGTTGACCAATATGTTTGAACTGTCGACCACATAATATGAAAGAATACTCACTTCATTCGCACCTGTCGACTGAACAATCGACGCCCCGTTGACCGGTGTTTTACATTCCGATGGCAACGTGAAGCTGTATCCGCCAGTTGCATTTTCAACGATCACAATGTTCCCGCCCCGTCCCGCGTCTTTATTGCTGAACGCGAATGTCGTGGCCGCCGTCATGGTGATCTTGAAGTTGTTGGCTGCCGAAAGGTCGATGGTTAATGTGCCACCGCTTGCAGTCAATGATTGCTGTTCTAGTCTGATTGGCTTGGCAACAATGCCGGAACTATCAGCAAAAATGGCTTTATCCGCTGGTAAAGTGCAAAAGACTTGCTTCGAACCAGCGGACCAATTAACGGCTGCATCTGAATTCGAACTTTCAATGATCGTTGTCCGCGCAAGCGTGGTTCCGCTTGCGGTATATGTTCCGATACCGACTTCGTAGTCAGTGCCATCAGAACAAGCGTAATAGGTCGTGTTTCCATCCCCTATTGCGCCAAACGTTTGAAAACCGTCAACCGCACCGGCCAACGTATATGTTCCGGTTCCGGTTGTTGTGGTCGTTTCTTTTACGCGATCAGCGACGACAAGTGCCATCTGTGAACCTCCTTGTTAAAGTTTAAGAAGGATCAGGAATACCGATGTCGAATGTCGCCAGTGTGAATGTGTTCCCAGATGTGACCGACTGTGAAGCGGTCAACGAACCTGTCGCCAACAAACGTGAATTTGATGTGTCCACAATCGCATAATGTGTCGCCGTACCTGTAGCGCTGATCGATCCGTCTGTGATCGCCGCAACCGCCACTTTGCGACCGCCACCTGTCCGGTCGGCTGGTGCGCCAATGGATAAAGATGTCGAATTGCCCAATGTGTAAGTCGATGTCGCTTCAGCGTATGTGGTCGCTTCCTGTGACGTCACGTCGATCCGGTTCGCTTCGGTATCTAAAACCGATAATCCGTTATCAAAAACGCGGTCGTTTAATGTTGCCATTTTAGATTTCTCCAATAAACGTTTATGTTGACACTATAGACGAAAACGATCTTTTGCGAAAGGGTTTAGGAAACGCGACAATAAAGGATCGTATTGCCACCTTCACGGCCAAGATACATCCAAGTTCCATAAGTGATGTCATATTGTCCGGTGCCATGATAAACACGCAACGGGTTCGATGATGACATTGCGGCCGTGTCCCCCGCTTCTTGCGTTGTATATCTGTTTATATCGATCGCGAATACATAAGTTCCCACGGGTAAAGCAGACATAGCAGACGATGACGTCAGTCTTGCCCCAGCGTGGGCAACAACCGACGCCTTCACTTTTGCCGGTGAAACTAGGCTTTCCGTCGTTCCAGTTCCAGTTTCCCAGGTTCCCGTCGCTTGATCGCCAAGCAATCCGGTCTGCGTACCTGATGAATTCACAACATGTGTGTCGTCAAGTATTTCCGCGCCATTCGTTTGGTCCATATACAAAACATTCAACCATGCGCTGTTTGCTTCGTTTCGCATCTTTAGAATGTTGTTTGTGGTGTCGTACCACAATTGCCCCTTAAACGTCGTCGATGGTGCTGTGGTTCCCGCGCTGCAACTGGCCAACGCCTTCAGCGCATTGTTGATGTCGCTTCGCGCGTTCGAAGCCGTCTGATTGTCGATTTCCATATCATGGGTGTAATCGGTCATTTTTAATACTCCAAGGTTCCGGTCAATGCGGTGATTAAAGGTGTGACATTCGCGCCCGAATTAGACAACACCGCGCGGAATTTGACATATCTTCCCACAACTTCACCGCTTGCGTCAACATAATTGGAATATGTTACATTGTCTGTCGATGATGCAACTTGAACCAATACATCGATATCACCATAGTCAGATGTTTCATCAGTCCAATCGTCCCAATTAGATGGCCAACTGTCCCAATTGTTTGGGATGTCGTCCCAATTTACTTCACCGCTTACCGCGTTTGCGTGTTTTCGTGTGTAAGTGACGCCATATGAAACACGAATTGTTCGTGATGTCCCAGCGTCCATATATCCATCGCCGTCGTGATAGAATTCATAAACACCATCTGACCCCAATGATGAATATGTCGTCATGTGGATGGCCGAACCGGTGTCCGTGATATTGTCGGTTTTGTCACCATCAAATGCAGTGTGTTCTGTGTCAGTGTCCGTTGTCCCAAGCGTGGGAAGTTCGGACGCCGTGACTGTAGTCGTGGCCGCCGTTGTGCTTTCGTTGCCGGTTTTATCAACCGCTGAAACAAACCACTTCCCAGCAAGTGCGCCCCATGTGATAGATGTTGCCGGCCTTGCAATCTTTGCGACCTTAACATCCATCACACCTTTGTTCCCTGGGAACGTGTGTGACGTGTTTGAAGTGTAATAAAGTTTATAATGTGATAAATCCAAGTCGGAAACGGCCGGCCATGTGAAGAATACGGTCCCGCCAGAAAGGAAATGAGACAACGAACTTGGCGATGATGGTGCAACATTATCCGCGACAATATCGAATGTTGTTGTGAAGGTTTCCCCCCTGAAACCATAACCATTCACCGCATTGACCGAAATAGTGTATTCAATAGGGTCTTCATCTAATTGCGGCGTTTCAATGTCATTCACTTCATATCGTGCAACGTCAGTGTTTCCATCAACCAAGAAACTTTGACCTAATGATTTGAAATCGGTGTCGGTTGATTTTTTGTATTTCACAACAACATAATCAATTTGTTCCGGTGCTGAACATGTGACGTCGATGACCATTGCGTTCGTGACGTTCTCATTTACAACACGATATTCTTGCGAAATAGAAAGGCCCACATCAGGGATTTCGTAATATTTGGGAAGTGTGGTGTTGTTTCTGATAATTGTAGCGGGGTCGCCGGTCCAATCAAACGCCGTCGATGAACTTTCCCGAAGCGTCAAATTCACCAACAATGCACCGTCGTCTTGACCAAACTGAAGACGCCAACCAACACATTCGAACACCTTTTCATTGCCGGCCCCCCATCCATAACGATCATTTTTCACCTTGATAAAATCACCGACTTCGATGTCAAAGGCATTCATTCCAAAGTCGGCCTGAATGGTCATTTGTTCACGACTTCTATATAGCATTTGACGCGCCAAACGTTGCGCTGCAAATTCGTCTGTCGTGAACGGAAGGTTTAAATCCATTGCGATTTCGACGTTGTTATCTTCAGCTAAAAAATCACTGTGGGTTTGCGAAGGGTAATCGGCCGAAATAAAATCGCCACTGGTGCTTGCGTCAATATACGTTCCGCGAACCGTGTTGAAATTATCACGCATTGAAACCCGCGTATCCAACGAAATCGGACCGCGAAAATCTTTCAATTCAAGTGTTTTTGTCGGTGTGACAAAGTTCCCAACATATAAACGCCAAGAACCGCCGCCCCAATAAAGGGTTCCAGCGCAAGCGGTCATCATATCTTGAAGAACCTGACCATATTGAAGATCAGATCGAACCACACCGTTTATTGTGTATTGGTCCGTTGTCGTTCCGTCTAAATGGTCGTCACATATGTTAGCCGCCGCTTCAAATGTGGAATAATCAATCGCATCATCATTAAGACCGTAATGCGAAGTTAAGAAGTCACGAATGCACCATGCCGCATTATTTGTATAGGCCGCCGTTTGTTCTGTACCGCTGGACGTTGTGACAACCTTTTTCCCCTTAATCCTTGCACTGATAGTTGGGACACCATTCGTGAAAATATTGTGATTGTATAACAATCGCACATATAAATATGCCAACCCTTCCCCGATGAATTCCGAAGGCAACGCGCATTCACTTTGTATTGTATTTGCCAAGGTGCTTGTTGAATTGGCAAATGCATCGCTTGCGCTTGTTTGGTTTCCAAGGTGAACATAAACTTTGGCGTATGCATAACTGTTCGGATAAAATGGGGTTGATGTGACAGTTTCGTTTGTCATTGTGACGACCTGATCGTCAAAATATATGTCGACAACTTCTTCGATCTCATGACCCGCCAAAACAATGATTTGGTGTAATGTGTCATTTTCGGTCAGGGTAGTCGTGCTTGCAATGAAGGTGACGGGTCCGCCTTTTCTGACTTCGCCATAAACAAATTCTTGCGGCGTTGTTGCCCCTTTCGCATTCGCTAACAACCCTTGCGAATTGTTTATTGCTGAACTGTCAAATGCTTGTTTTGGTGCTAATGCGCCAAGAACCGCACCTGTCACGGCTGAAATAGCAATCGATGAGACAGCCGCAACTGCCCACCATGCCGCCGTCGCACCAGCAAACGCTGATGCGGTCGCGGTTGCTGTAACACCTACCGAAAGACCCGTGATCGCATTTGCAACCGCCGCTGAAATTGGGTCGCGCGGAACATTATCCCAAGAATTGGGGTTTCTTAGAACATTAAAAGGAATGTCATTTTTCATGTGGAACCCATGCGCCATTTGTGTCGATTGCGTTAATCGCGATCATACCTTGTTTATTTAAGAAAATACACCGCGAACCGATTGATATTCCCAGCGCAACGCCCGTGACCCACCTTTGATTTTTCTTTGTTGTCACCAATGCACCAAATTTTGTGGATGGGCATCGATGCAATCGATCATCAAGTGCCGCTTCAATTGTGCTATATTTGAACGTTTTCCTTAGTTCCCGCGCGGTCGGCGGCCGACCTTCCACCATATATCCATCAACCCAATCTTCTGCGTATGGTTCGCCCCAATACGCTTCAAATGCGCCATTGGTAAAAGTCAAACAATCATGCCGGCCCCATTCAAACGGGTGCGAACTGACATGTTCGATGAATTTATTTAACCGGCTTTTCGACCCCATGCGACTTTCACGTCCTGAATGCTTTGAACATACTCAAAAAACGCATCATTTGGTTTTCGTGATTTGTGGTTCAAATCGGTATATCGCAAATTTGAAGATCGTTCTAATTCGACCAATTTGCTTTCAACCGTCATTTCAATCGTTGCGGTTTGTTCACTGTCAAGGATGCGCATTGTGTTCATTTTTCCAGTGAAGATTTCAACCACATCCGAAACACCTTCAACGCCGAAATAAATTCGACATGCACGTCTTTGGTATGGTTCCTGTAATGCTAACGAAATAATAGTAGATGGAATTCCAGACAGTGTAAGCGTGACGGACTTTGCGGACAAATCACCCGCTTCTTCAAGCCCACCAATAGATAATAAACCACCCGTTCCCGTGAATGTCTGATCTGAACCTTGGACATTGATCGTCTTGTCATACATTCCAGACCACAAACGAAGCGGTCCGACGTCAATGCTTTCACCGTTGAACGTGATTGTCCGCGTATCGAACATCATTTCAATCGCAAAGAATGGTTCGATTTGCGCGTTTCCAAGTGCGGTGACAAGTGCGGCTGGAACAATTCTTGACATCTATATCGCCTCAACACATCCGAAGTTCAGTCCATAAATCGACGCTTCATTGATGTTCCACATGGTTTCGTTCACGTTCAAACGCCAGTTTCCGACAGTGTTTGATATTACGGCCGAGGTCGCAGAATGCGCAACCCTGACCGCCGGCCATACTTCCAAACTGTCAGTCTCCAATGATCCAGTTCCAGTATAATCTTGAAGAACCTTGTGAAGCGTTGCGGACGAACCCGATCCAAGTTGTATCCAATCACCCGCCTTTACTGTTTCACCGCTTGGAACATTTACATCAAGCGAACTGTCACCAGCTGCCGCCGTCACCGTGACTGATGATGCAGTTCCCCGAAGGGACGTGTTCAAGGTGTCCCCCATTGTGAATGTTCCGTATTGACCACGCAACGACATCAAAAACGCAATCCATTGTTCCGCATCCGATGCCTTCATTGGTGGAAGGGAAACATCAGCTTCCCAAGATTGGCCGGAATATGCGTGAACCTGTTGGTCATATGTGAAGGGACTGCGTGAAACCGCAACCGCGTTCCGCGCCCTGATTTCAATTGATCGAACGCCAGTATGTGACGGGAATGACAAGGGGTAAGTAATAGCCATTAAGCAAACGACCTTCCATAACTTCCGCCGCGTCTTTTCGCATCCAGAACCGCGCCTTTCGCGCTTTCTGAAATCATCGGCAACATGTTTCTAATTTCACTGCGCACGGTTTGCTGTACGCCTGTTGATACATTGATGGTTTGGTTGACAATAATACTGCCACCACCGCCAAGCTGATTGTTTGGGATGATCTTGCCATTGCTCGATGGAATCATAAGCTCTGGACCGCGCTCACCTACCAGGTAAGGCTGTCCAGCAGAAACTGGTCCACCAACTGCTTTAGGCAGCATGGGACCTTGAACTGGTTTACCGCCAATTCCCATGACCATTCCGCTAATGAATCCCGTAATTTGCTTTACAACGAATACTCGATAAAGCTCTGCAATAATATCACGCGCCATTGACCGAAACGCATCCTTTACTGACATAGTGCCATCAACCGCGCTCATGAAAGCATTCTCAAAAGAACTTCCTACACTGTCTGCTAATCTTTCAAGACGGTCTAATTCTGGATTAATACGAGGCAATGCAGCGACTACCTCTTTAGTTTCCTTTTTAATCTTTTTAAGGGCATTTTCGGTTTTATTAAAAGCAGTTTGATCAATCTCAACAGGCATTTGCATCAAAGCTGCTTCGTCGCCAAAACGAAGCTTAATATCAGTCATAAGCATGCGCTCTTTAATATCAGCTCTTTGTTTTTCTAGGTCGAGCATTGCTTGGCTTTTTGCAACCGCTTGAGACATGACAGCTTCTTCTTCACGGAAGAACCTGTTTAAACGACCCTCACGTTCATCAGCACGTTGCTTTTCAAAGTCTAGTACAAGCTGACTTTTGGGAATGATCTGCGACATAACGGTATTTTCACCGTTCATAAGGTCTAGCATTTTCTGCCCAGCAACTGTACGCGCAGTTGCTATTGTTGTCATCAGGTCTTCAGCTTTCTTAACCTTTGTGACCATTTCAACCGTATTGCGCAAAGTATCAATGTACTCACGCTCAATTTGAATTTTATCAGTGACACGCAGCATTGCCCGTGTGTCGGAGAGAATAAATTTCTCCAAATCGGCAGCACGTTTCTTGCGGCCCTTCTCACGCGCTTCGTCAAGCTGTATTTCTCTATTAAACAGCCTATCGTTTAGTTTAGCCTCTTCTTTTTTTAGCTCACGGATTCGCTCAAGTGCTTGGAACTCTTTGGCACCACTAAGACCACGCAGTACTGCTTGCAGCTCTGCATTTGATTCAGCCGCTGATTTCTTCAAATCATCTAGAGCTTCTTTAGCCTTATCTGTGCCATCGCTCATTTTAGACAATGCAGTACCAAGCGCAGCGGCAATAGCCACACCCGCACCAAGAACGGCACCAATTGGGCCAAAGATACCTAGAAGCTGAGAACCCTGCTGACCAAATGCTTGCAATGCGTTTGTGCCGCCTTGAACCTGAACAGCAAAGTCACCAATCTGATAACCAGCTTGCTGTAAAGCACCTTTCGCCCACTTATTAGTGGCAACGGCTGTTCTATTATATTGACTAGCGTGTGCTTTAAGTTGGGCGTTTGTTTTTGTAGTTGCATTACCAACACGCCTAACACCCTTCTCAACATTAGCAAGTTTCTGAATTGCATCGCCGGACTGTACACCAACTAAGATATTAAAATCAGCCATCAGAGCGTTCCTTCAGAATTGTATAATAAGCGACCCATTCATTGTACTCACTCATTGGCATTTGATCAATCTCAGCTATCGTTTTGCCTAATTTCTCTGCCAGGGTAATTACATTCATTCTGAATGGGTCGTCCCTTAGTTTTTTTCCTGCTCCTCCACAGACTGACTAACAATCATTGGCGCGACAATACGCTGAATGAGAAGAGGGTCTTCTTTGTCAAACCAGTTCTTATCTCCAATATCAAACAATGCATCGCCCTTTTCATCCATAGCCTTCTGGATGATGATGTATACTTGCACCTCTGAATCAGTGATGTTTTCCATGAAGTTAGGGTGACGCTTGGCGATTTTCTTACTCTCGCCAACCGTCAAATTTGTATAGAATATTTTGAGTGGTTTGCCATCGACCACCCACTCAGGGACTTCCATTGTCTTATATTCGCCAGAAACCCGCTCAATCTTTGACGTAATAGACATTAGGCAACCGCACCTATGGTAAGCGCACCAGTAAGCTGCATTTCTACTTCGAGGGTCGCTAAACCATCATGTGTAGAGCCACGCGCAACCGATGTGACGATGAAAGTACCAGTGTACTTTGTATCGCCAGATGTTTCACCTTCACCGTAGAATTCAGCGTCAACGCTATCACGCTGCACTAGGTCAGACTGAGCTGCGTCATCTGGGTCCCAGTAAAGTGATAGGCTTGCTGTACCTGTTGCCAATCCGGCAACGTATGTGCGGTTTGTGTCGCCCATAGTAGTTGAGTCAACTGTGTCTGCTGTCATTGTTAGTGACCAGCTCAATAGTTCACCCAAAGAAGCAGGAGAGCCACCAGAAGTGACCACCTTGCAGCTCCCGTCCGATCCGAAATAAGTAGCCATAGTGTTCTCCTTCTATTTGGCTGCTTCTACATCATTTAATGCTGTAACATATCTGATAGAATATGTCATCTTAGCCACACCAAGAATTTGGTCAGCCTCACCGTCAAATCTGATTTCTGTAGATGTTAAAACAGAAGATTTAACCAAACTATCTAGGGTAAAGTTACCCGCCATAGCTTCTTCAATTTGAACTGCTATAGCATCAACATCATCATCAAAATTACGCGTCTCTCGCACATAAATATCAATGTCTAATGTCAAGTCCCTAGATATATCAGTCACACCAGCATTTAGCCGTTGGACCAATTCCGAACCTGTATAAACACTTATAGCAGGTAAATTTTCCTCATTGAGAGGATGAACCCGTGTAGTATAAACGCGCTTTTGCACCAAGCTTACGTTTGCTTTAAGGATTGACGCAACTTTATCTCTGATCTGTCGTCTAACGTGCGCCATTACTGTTTTTCCAAATGTATAGTTGTTACGCCAGTGCCGTCATGAACCCAAGCCACAACTCTATATTCAACAGTATTAATGATGAAGTAATCATCTTCTGCAATGTAAGGAACGTCAGTTGTCTTACACGTTAATCGAGGCTGCTCCTGATGAACTAAGGCCATGCCCCCTGCATCAACCGGAACTGTCTCGTTATCAAATATCGCATCAATAGAACTATCGCCCAAACCTAGCTTGCGGCGATATGTGACCGTAGTGGCAAAATCATCAGTGCTGAACATGAATGACAAGTCATTCGCCAGTGGTATCGCCATTGTCAGCTTCTTCCTGTTCTACTTCAGGCTCACCATCATCTAGAATGGCATAACCTCGATTGATTAATTTCTGCGCTACGTTATCAATCACCTCATGAACCCTGTCAGCTTTTGACGGAATGCCGTGAATGATTGCATCTTTGATTAACTTAATCTTCATTTCTTCGCCCGTGTTGATTTAGGCTTTGCCGAACGATCTTTCGGAGCAGCAGTTGGCTTTGGTTCTGGTGCTACGGAAACTCGCCCATAGGCCGTCAATGAAGCCGCTTCATCTGCCCCTAGCTCAACAATCTCGCCAGCCTTACGCGCTGCGCCCGCTGCGACACATGATTTTAGAATGATGTACTTCATTTTCTGCCCCTCAGAAGAGGGGGCGGCAAGGCCGCCCCACGTTAGCATTATGCGCCGTCGTTGTTGTATGCGAAGCTAACTGCGTGACGTACTGCTACGTCCATAGTTTGCAACGCTACGATGCGCACTGTGCCTGATGTAGATGCAGTGTATGGATCAACTGTGATGTCCAAGCCACCGTACATACCAATCAAGCAGTCTGCGAAGTTACCGAAGTATAGGTCGCCTGCTGTGACTTGGTTAGATACGATTGCACGGTATCCGTTCATCTCACCACCAGTTAGAACGAACTGGCCTGAGCCAGCGTCTTTTGCTGTTGTTTTCAACGCGCCTGCCATGCTTGCTGGCAAGATGTACGCTAGGTTGCCCAATAGCGCGTTATCTTCTGCAACTGCTGTTTCCATCGCAACTACTTCTGCGAATGTTGGGTTAGCTGCTGCGAAAGATGTTGGTGCGTTGATGCCAGAAGTATTTGAAATACCTGTTGGCTGACCAGATGAACCTGACCCTGACAATGCGCCACTATCGATTGCTAGTGCGATACCTGCTGAAAGGTCAGCACGAACTAGGTTTTCGATGTCTAGTGAAGATTGCATCATCATCAAGCGTGTGATGTCAGTGAATGCACCAACTGTTTTTGGTGACATTGTGACCTGACCAAATGTTGGTTCGCTTTCAGTGGACGCGCCACCTTCAGTTGCAATCCAAGCACCTGTTGAAGCCGCTGTCTTCTTAGGGATTTTTACGTCACCTGATAGACCTGTCAACATTGTCGCGCCAGCTTGCATCACTGATGATGCGTTGCGTAGTACGTCAATGAAGTCACCGCCGCGATACGCTTCTGCAACCATTGCGCTGTCATCTGATGTGTTCAGATCACGCTGGTTCCAAGAACGTAGAACGTCGTGTGGCATGTATAGACCCTGTGGGTCTGCGCCAGCACGTTTTGCTGCTTCTTGCGCTGCTTCAAACTCGAATGCTGCTTCTGCTTGTGCATTACGGTCTGTTGGGTTTGCCATCGCACGGATTGCTTTCATCAAAGAGAAGTTACGAACTTCTTTCTTTGTTAGGCCAATCTCTTGTGTGTCTAGTGGCTGGTTTCCGATTGCTTCTAGCAATTCACCACGGAATTCCGCTAGTGAACGTCCATTTGCAACCGCTTCGTCTGCCATATCGCGTTTGTTGTGCTTTGCTGCTAGGCGATACATTTCGGCAGTGTCTTTAGCTGCGGAACGTGCTGCATCTGCGCGTACCGCCTCTACGTCTACTTGAACTTCATCAGTCATAGTAGGCTCCTTAATAAGAGTTTTAGGTTTGGGTTGTGCGGGTGGCGCATCTGTTGCAGAGCGTCCCACGCCGACTGATCTGTCTGCTGGGATTCCGACAACGGATACCTCCATTGGTAGCCAATTATCAACACGGTAGCTACCCGTCTTGTCCTCGACCATTGAGTTGACTTGGTAGCCAACAGAGATGTTGCGTCTGATACCATCAACAACATCCTCGAACACATCTTTGGCAAGCCCGTTTCTTCCAAAACGAACCGTCGCACGGAGTCGCCGTGCCGAGCCATCGAGGCGAACATCTTCAACTACACCAATCTGTTGACGCGGATCGTGATCCAACAACAGTGGCATAGTGCCGGAACGCGCAAAACTAAGGTCAATGCTGCGTTCATCGTGATCTAAAATTTCAGTGCCGAAGCTGCGCTCAACTGGCTCTTCACTGGATACAGCGATTTGAACCGTGCGCTTTTCTTCGTCAATCACCTTGGAGTCGAACATCATGCCGCGTGTTTTCATGTCATCACGGGCAAAACGCATCTCATCCTTATCTTTGTATCCGCGTTCCGCTGTTTTGGTCAGCGTAGAAAAGCGGTGGCCAACCATGCGACCAGAAGCCTCATAACCGTCCTCGCCTTCGCGATATACTTCAATCAACGCAGCAGGATCATCTGCATCACCGTTGATCGTAAAATCACTATCTGGAACGTCGATAGAACCGTCACGTTCAATCCGTTCGATCTTGCCATAGGCTTCACCGCCTGAACTATCCCAGCTCACAAAGTCGCCAACGCTTAGTTCATCAGGTTCCGCACGAACTTCATCAGTCATTGTTTCATCCTCAATATCTGGGGATATAGTATCAGATTCATCCATATCTTGCATAGTGCGATCCTCTTTCTTCAGACGTTCTGCAATTTTACGGCTAAATGAGTAACCGCTGTCACCGCCCCACAACGCCCAGGCGATCCTGCCGTTTGAGGGAAAGCCCTTCTCTCCAGGGCGAAAACCTTCAGCCTTCTTGTCAACTTCATGACGGCTAAAGAATGAATACATCCGCTTCACTGTATCATCTGATAAATTCTTACCGTTGACGATGTCACGCGCACGGGCAATGCCTACTTCGGTGCCGCCGCGACCAAATTCCTTACGCCAATCGAGGCCACGCTGCGCCTCTGTCTTCATTCCGCTAGTCGGTTTGTTCGACATCTTCGCCCTCCGCTGGAACTGGAAGCTTATCGCCAAACGGTTGATAGGCCATGTTTAAGCCAAACTGAGCTGCTGTCTCTTGATCACGCTCAATCTGTGCAAATGTCTCTTCAGCATCACGACCATAGTTGGCGGCAATGTCAGAGTGGCTAAGGATACCATTCTGCAATCCGACAACAGCAGCATTGATCTCTTTCAGTGGATCAACCCACTGGAACCCGCGACCACGCCATGAAACATCCATGCTAAACTTATTAAACTTCTGGCCACCAGAAATTGGAATGAAGTTAAAGTTGATAACATGCTCAAGCCACATACGGTAAAACGGATCAAGGAAGTGATCAATCATGAAGCGATGCATGGTTTTGTAGAAGTCACGCTCTTCGAGGGCGCCCTGACGGATCGATGAATAACTCGTCCCCTCAAGGTCGTTAGCCAGTGAGGTATAGCTAACACCTAATCCACCCGCGATCCCACGCAAAATTGCCTTCTCAAAGTCAGCAAATGCAGAGGTTGGGTGTGTAGGATCAAATGCTTGGAAAGATACACCCGCTGGCAATTGATGGAACGATCCTGCTTCCGCATCAAAGATTGGAACCGTGTTATCCTCATCATCAAATCCGTCAGCGGTAAATCCGTCACCCGCTGGAGATGTGAAGAAGCCCATCTTCGCAGCAGCGGTACGCGCGGCGACCAATTCAGCCTCTCGATACCCGTGGAGCATCTTCAGGGACGAGAGAGCGGCGGCTGACCAAGGCACACCGCGCGTTTGACCTGCCCGCTCAACACGATA